GTACAGGTAAACTCCCAAAACATAAATACCTCTACTTTTTTAGGCATAGATGGATACGGTTACTTTGAAGACGGCACCAATCCTAGAAGTGTTCAATATAAAACACCTATGGTGCTTCAACACAATACTACGGTTTATTATAATGATGGTGCAGACATAAAGATTCCTATATATGCAGAAGCACAAACAGTAACAGCCACACTAACAAGTACATCAGGTGCAAATATAAATTGGGATAATGCTGATGATTTTTGGGATAGCTATAATTCTAATTGGGGTTCAGGTACAACTCCTGTAGTAATTACTGATAATGGAAACACTAATCAAAAAATACAATATTTAATTATTACAGATAGCGAAGATTTAAATGATGGAGACATTGTAACTATATCTAGCAATAATTCTTCATACTCTAATGTTGTTATAACACTTAAAAAAGTATGTGAGCCTAAATACACTCCACTAAATATAATATTTTATAATAAATTTGGTGCACTACAAAATCTGTGGTTCTTTAAAAAATCTATGACTAACATAAATATTACTTCACAACAGTTTAAAAATAATATTTTAGATATAGAGAACTCTGGTGGAGTACCATCTTATGCATTGAGCAAGCATCAAGAAAAGAAGTTTATGGCAAATGGAAAAGAATCAATAACTGTTAATTCAGGATTCTATACTGAAGACCACAATGAAGTAGTAAGAGAAATGTTACTTGCAGAACAGGTTTGGATTTATGATGGCACAAATACTTTGCCAATAAACCTTAAATCTAATACATTACAATTTAAAAAGTCAGTTAATGATAAACTTATTAGTTATACTTTATCTTTTGACTATGCTTACGATAAAATAAATAATATTTTATAATGCAAAAAATAGTATTATACATAAAAAATAGTGATGATGTCTATAAGAGAGTAGATATGTTTAATGATGAGACTATTTCATTAACATCTAAAATACAAGATGTAAGAGATATACAAAAAGTATTTACTGATTTTAGCCAAACATTTACATTACCTGCCTCTAAGACAAACAACAAACTATTTCAACACTGGTATAATTATAACATTGACAATGGTTTTGATGCAAGAAGCAGAAAAGATGCTATAATGGAACTGGACTTCTCTCCATTTAGAAGAGGAAAGATTTCTCTTAATAATGTTAAGATGAAAGACAACAAACCCTTTTCTTACGAAGTTATTTTTTATGGCAATACTATAAATTTAAAAGATTTACTTGGTGATGATGAGTTGAGCACTCTTGGTCAATTAGATGATTATACACATGATTATACAAGCTCTAATGTTAAGAATGGATTACAAACAGGATTATCGTCTGGTAAAATAATATATCCTTTAATATCTCATACAAAAAGATTTTATTATGATTCGGCTCAATCTAGTCCTAATTATAGTGGCAATCTATATTATAACACAACACAAAACAATATTGGATTAGCTTTTGATGATTTAAAGCCAGCTGTTAAATGTTTAACTATAATAGAAGCTATAGAAGACAAATATACTACAGCTAACGATTATCCTTCCAATGTTGTGTTCACTAGAGATTTCTTTAGTTCAACCAAATTTAGTAATCTATTTCTTTGGTTAAGTAGAAACAAAGGAGCTATAGGAGGAGACGAAAACCAAGAAGAAACATTAAGTCGTATATGTGGCTCATGGGGATATTCTTCTGGTGACTTAGGTTTTAATATAAGTGGGGATACTTGGACTGTATCAACCTCAGGACACACAAGACGTTATGATGCACAGTTAACAATAACTACAACAGGTGCCAACCAAACTAAACCTTATAGTGTTAAAGCTGTCGATTATGTTACTGGGAACACATTAGCACAATTAGCATTAGGTTCTGGTGCATCAAGAGATTTTACCGTTCAATTAATATCAACATTTGAATTAGTTAATTATCAAATTAAATGGATTGTTGAATCAAACACTAATGTTTCGTTTACTCCAACCTTAAATATGACAGAATACATATTAAATCCAATAACACAAACACCTACTAGCACAAATACTGCTGTGTTTAATATAGGTGGTACTGGAGCAAGTATAACTACAACTGGTGAAATAATAATAACAGATAATGTTCCTAAAATTAAAACTATTGATTTTCTTACAGGATTATTTAAGATGTTTAATTTAACAGCATATTATATTGATGATGTAGCTGACACTGACTTTGGTAAAATATATGTAGATACTTTAGATAACTTTTATTTAGATGCAGTAAACAATCCTTCTGAAGGTAGTTATGATATAACAAAACATATAGACACAAAGGATTTAATTATAGAAAGAGCTTTTGAATTTAATCAAATTAATTTTGAGTATGAAAAGCCATCTACTCTATTATCCATAAATCATCAAGAACAATTTAATGAGATATTTGGTAATGAAGAAGTAAAACCTACATTTGTAGATAGAGGAACTAAATATGAAGTCAAAGTTCCTTTTGAACACATGAAGTTTGAAAGAATAATTGACACTAATCAAACAGGCACGAGCCCTTATACGGCAGTAACATCTCCTTCACCTTACATAACAGATATTCTTTGTGGCTATTCAGCAGATGGCGACTTTGAATCTAAAACAGATGTAACTCCAAATACTGGTAATTATTCTCCAGTATTAACTAAACCTTTAGTATTTTATGCTATACAAAAAACTGGATTATCTTCTGGAAAAGGAATTAAATGGGTTTCAGATGGCACTCCTGTAGAAATAACACAATATTATAGACCTTCTAATACTAATGAAGATGGCACAACATCAACTGCCGCTGCTTTTACAATTAACTTTGATGATGAAATAGATGAGTGGAATTTAACTAATTACAATGGAGGAACTAATTCTTTATTTAAAAAGTTCTACGCTAATTATATTAACGGAATCTTTGAGGAAAAGAAAAGAATATACAAGTTGAAAGGATACTTGCCAACAGATATATTAGTTAACTATAGGTTGAATGATGAGCTTGTGATACAAGATAGAACATTTACGATTAATTCTATAAGCACAAACTTCAAAACTGAGATAAGTCAATTAGAATTATTAAACAAATTATAACTATGATAAAATATGTCCTTGATTTATTAAATTCTTCTCAATGGTATGGAGCTGGAGAAAATATAGAGATTGCCAAAGGTAAATATGCAGGAGTAAAGGATTTTAAACAAATGAAAGAACAACTAAAAAGATTAAGACATGGCAACTAAGAAAATACTTATACAAATACAGGTTGGTGCTAAAGATGCAAATATTGCTGTAGATAATGTAACTAAATCTCTTGAAGGATTAAGCTCTGCACAAATGAAAGTTACCAAAGTAACTAAACAGGGTCGTGCACAATCAGGATTGAATAATGCTATACTTTTAGAAACTGGTCGTTTAGCTTCTGATGCTTCTTATGGATTTACAGCTATTGCTAACAACTTGTCTCAGGTTGTTACATTATTCTCTAGTTTTGCAGAAACCAATGGAGGAGTTGTAGCATCACTTAAAGAATTAGGTAAGTCTCTTTGGGGTCTAGGAGGTATATTAATTGGTGTTCAATTATTAATTTCGTTTGGTCCTAAAATATTAGATTTCTTTACTGGAATGGATGCGGCAGCTAAAGCAGCAGCAAAATCAACAAAGGATTTAGCTAAGTCACTAGATTCTTTAAATGCAAATATGGTTGTAGCTGAAGAATATCTTGATTTATTAGATGATACAAATTTATCAGAACAAGAAAGAACCAATATAACAAAAGAATTAATTAAATTAGTTCCTGATTTAACAGAGGAAGACTTAAAATATGGAAACAATTTAGATAATGTAAGACAAAAAATTAAACTATATGCAATAGCTCAAGCTTCAAGAATAGAAATAGACAAATTAGTTGAAGACAATTCAGAATTATTAGCAAAAAGAAGAAGAATAGATACTATAAATCAAATAAAAGATGAAGAAGAAAGAGCAAATGCAATAAGAAAATATGCTGAAGAAAACGACTTCAACGAAAAACTGATTGGAGGTAGTTTTGGTGTACAAGGAAAACTAATAGAAGAATCAAACGAAGAGCTTGCCATATCTTTTGCAAAAAGAAGCAAAACAGTTATTGATGAATCTAATAAAATTATAGATAAAATTGATGAATTAACTGGTACTGCATTTTTAGGTGGTAAATTAGATGATAAAGATTTAGAAAAAGACAATGAATATACTTTAACTAAAATAGGTAATGTTGACAAGGAAATAAATGCAATTAGAAAACTAAGAGATTTAAGAAATAAATATGTTTTAAGAAAAATAGAACTAGATAATGAAGACAATATATCTGAAGCTGAATCTATAGAAAAGAAAAGAGAAATGGCACTTAATGAACTAAATGACTTAAAAATGTCAGAAGGTTTAAAAGGACAGGCTAGATATGATATAAATGCTTATTATAATGCTTTAATTATAAAAGACGAAGAAAACAAGAAAGAAGCATTAAGGGCAATTAATCAAGAGATAATTTTAATTTATGCAGGAGCTATTGGCAGTATGGGTAAGCTTTTTAAACAAGGTAGTGATGCATCAAAAGCTGCTGCACTTATTGAGATAGCAATTAGAACTGGTGTAGGATATGTTCAAGGTTTAGATATAGCTCAAAAATCAGCTCAATCAACAGGACCGTTAGCCGCTTTTTCTTTTCCTGTATTTTACGCAACACAAGTTGCTGCTGTATTAGGAGCAGCCGCACAAGCTAAACAAATATTATCTAGTGGAGGTAAATCAAATCCAAGTGCAAGTATTGCTGGAGCAGGTGGACAAAGCACAATGAATGTTGAAGCTCCTGACTTTAATGTTGTAGGAGCAGGTGGAGTAAGTCAATTAGCAACTACATTAGCAGGTGTAACAGGGCAACCGTTAAAAGCGTTTGTTGTAAGCAAAGATATAACATCAGCTCAAGAACTAGAAAGAAATATTACAAACACGGCATCAGTCGGTTAATTATTAAAATAAATTCAATATGAAAATAGTAGAACTACTTATAGACGAAGAACAAGAATTATCTGGAATAGAAGCTATATCTATTGTAGATGAACCAGCAATAGAAGAAAACTTTATTGCATTGTCTAAACAGCATGAGATAAAACTTGCTGAAGTAAATAAAGAAAAGAAAATATTAATGGGTGCTGCCTTAGTTCCTAATAAAAACATCTATAGAAAAAGTGGTGAAGATGAGTATTATATATTTTTTAGTGAAGATACAGTAAGACAAGCATCTCAATTATTCTTAATGAGAGGTAATCAAAATAAATCTACTTTAGAACATCAAGCTGAATTACATGGTTTATCTGTTGTTGAATCTTGGATTATAGAAGATGATGTGCATGACAAGTCAAGAAAGTATGATATGGATTTACCTATAGGTACTTGGATGGTTTCTATGAAAGTAAACAATGATGAGGTTTGGAATGACTATGTAAAAACAGGAAAAGTAAAAGGATTCTCTATAGAAGGTTATTTTACAGACAAAATAGCTATGAGCAAGATAAATGAGATAAACGATGAAGAGGAAGCTAAAGAAATACTATTAGAGATTGCGAATTCAATACTAGATAACAAATATGAACTTAAAACTTATAGTGATTATGGAAGTGGTGTTAGAAATAATGCTAAAAAAGGTATTGAGTTAAATAAAAGCGTAAACAATAAATGTGCAACTTCTGTAGGTAAAGTAAGAGCACAACAATTAGCAAGAGGAGAGAAACTAAGTATATCTACAATTAAAAGAATGTACTCATATTTAAGTCGAGCAGAGACATATTATGATGAATCTGATAGCAAAGCTTGCGGAACTATATCTTATTTATTATGGGGTGGCAAAGCAGGGTTAAATTGGTCAAGAGGCAAATTAAGAGAATTAGGTGAAATAGAAATGGCATCTATGGTTGTAGATAAAGACCATGCAATTATAAACGATAGATTAGCATATTCAACCAAAGAGATGGCTGAAAAAATGGCTGAAGATTTAGATTGTAAAGGAATACACGAACACGACCTTGAAGGTAAAACTTGGTATATGCCTTGTGAACAACATAAATTAGCGGAGGTAGGTAAAGATGGTGCAATAAGAAAAAGTCCTAAAAACAGTAAGAAATGAAAAAAACAAATGAAACAGTAGGAAATGCTGTACCTACAAATAAAAAAAGAGGTTGCTTATGTAAAGACGGAACATACTCAAGAAAGTGTTGTGACGGAACTTTGAGAGGTCAAGGCATAGGTAAAATATAAAAATCTAACAACCTTTTTACATACAGTTATTTAAGTAAGATAAATTAATTTAATAATCGAAATTTATGGAAAACACTAAAGCTACATCAATTTTGAACGACATCATGGAAAAACTATCATTAGTTAAAAAGGATGAAGTAAAAGAAGTTGAAGTAAAAGACAAAGTAAATCTTTCGGAACAAATTAAAGAAGAAGAGACATTATCTCAAGAATTAACAGAACTTGCCTGCCAAGAAGAAGTTAAAGAGGAATTATCTACTGAAGAAGTTGTTTCTGAAGAGTTACAAGAAGAAGTTCCTATTATAGAGGAAGCTTCTGAAGAAGTTGAGATGGATGAAATGAAATACGTTGGAAGAGACGAGTTTGATTCTAAAATCTCTGAATTAAAAAGAATGATTGAGGAAATGAAATTAGGTTACGGTGAAGAAAAACTATCTATGCAAAACAAAATAGAGAAGTTATCTTCTGAACCAGCTTCAGAACCAATATCACACAACCCTGAAGGGGAAGTAAAACAAAACTTTAAATCTTATGGTCAAAACAAAATAATGAGCACTAGAGATAGAGTAATGAACAGAATTGCTAATTTAAAATAAACTAAAACAAAAACAATTAAAAAATGGCTACTACTACATCAATTACAAGTACTTATGCTGGCGAATTTGCAGGCAAGTACATTTCTGCTGCTTTATTATCAGGTGTTACACTTGATAGAGGTGGTATCGAAATCAAACCAAACGTAAAGTATAAAGAAGTAATTAAAAAAATTGCTACTGATGCTAACGTAATTAAAGATGCAACTTGTGACTTTACTGACACTGCTGCTATTACATTAACTGAAAGAATCCTTCAACCAGAAGAGTTCCAAGTAAACCTAGAGCTTTGTAAGAAAGACTTTAGAAGTGACTGGGAAGCTGTATCTATGGGATACTCTGCATTTGATAACCTACCTCCAAAATTCTCTGACTATTTAATTGGTCATGTTTCTGGATTAGTTGCTGAAAAAACAGAAAACAACATCTGGTCTGGTGTTAACGCTAACGCTGGTGAATTTGATGGATTTGAAACTTTATTAGCTGCCGATGGTGACGTTATTGATGTTGCAAAAGCAGTTGTAACTTCTTCTAACGTAATTGCAGAGCTTGGAAAAATAGTTGATGCTATTCCTTCTGCTTTATACGGTAAAGAAGATTTATTTATCTATGTATCTCAAAATATTGCTAGAGCTTATGTAAGAGCTTTAGGAGGGTTTGGAATACTAGAAAACGCTGCTGGTTCTGAAAACGTATCTAGTATTGGAGCTAACGGTGTTGCTAATCAAGGTACAATGTGGTGGCAAAATGGAGCATTATCTTTTGATGGTGTAAAATTATTTGTTGCTAATGGATTAGTTGACAATCACGCAGTAGCTGCTGAAAAATCTAACTTATTCTTTGGAACTGGTCTTTTATCTGACCACAACGAAGTTAAGTTGATTGATATGGCTGACTTAGACGGTTCTCAAAACGTAAGAGTTGTTATGAGATTTACTGCTGGAGTACAGTACGGAATAGGTTCTGATATAGTTCTTTATTCTTAATAAAATAAATTAACCAAAAATTAGGGTAGGTAGGTAAATATCTACTTACCCTTTTTTTATAATAAAAAATAAAACTTATGGCTTGCGATTTAACATTAGGTAGAAAAGAACC